GTCCCCTTCTTTCGATAGGCTCTAAGACCATGTTTTCTTCATACCAACTTAGTATGTCTGGGATGATGACAGTATTACCCGATGAACTAAAGTCACAATCACACTCTTGCGCAGCCATTCTAACTCCAAGGTCTTGATCTTGTCTATCTCTCCAAGGTTGACTTCTTTCTGGGTGTACTGTCCAAGGAAGTGATACTGGTACAAAGCTGTTTTCTTTTTTCTGCGCTTTTATATATGTTTTGTGGAACCAATTACCTACGCCGTTTGGAGTCGATAATGCTATACATTTACCACCGGTTGCCAAGGTTTGCTGAGCAGAACCAAAAAGATCCTCTGCATTATCTATGAAAGCGCAATTATGACTAACTACATCATTTGTATAATATTCGTTTTTATTCTTTACGTTTACTAAATCATAAACTTCGAATTCTTCTTCTATAATATCAATAGAAATAATAGAAATATTCCCAAATAGTATATCGCCTACTCTCAATAAACACGCTTCTAGAAACTCACCATTTGGAAATTTAAGACAATGCCCCTCTGTACACTTTATAAAAGAATTATTTGATAATTTTATATGAAAAATGATATTAGTAATCTTTGATAAAATTCCATCAAAATCACTAAACCCGGTTGGAGTTAAAATTTCATATTTAGTATTTTTTATCATTTTAAAAATTGTCTCATCGATTTTAATAACTGGGGTTGTTCTTCATAATTAATCATATTCGCATTTTTCTTAAACCAACTATCTGAAATTATTACCATTTTATAAGAATTATCTTTACACCATGATAATGCGCTTTTAAATTTAATTATATTTTTAGGATCCGATTTTAATTTTGATGGTTTTATTTCATATAAAATTTTTTTGTCAAAATCAACGAAATCTACTATATAAGATGATACTTTATTTTGATATTCATATTGTATTCTTACTTTTTCGTAGTCTAGATGTTGATTTAATAGAAAAAATACAGCTTCCCAATTACTTCTGAATTTTTTTATGTCATCTTTAATTTTAATATAGCTTTTCCAATTTGTCCAACTATTAGTTATGCATGGCGTAAATTTACCTTCTTTTATAAGTCTCTTTAATCTTATTGAATTCTGTCTTCGTGCTTCTATTACTCTAGGACTACTCTTAATCTTTTCTTTATGTTCCTGTGTCGATACAGTTTTTTTATTTGATTCTACTCTTTTTCTTTTTGTTTCTTCTGAATCTTTATGGTGATTATGTGAAGTCCAACATGGTTGAGTACAGTATTTTTTATTTTCTTTTTTTGTTAAATATCTCTTTCCACATCCGGAACATTCTTTTTCTATAGGTTCTTTCCAATTCCACGAGTGTTTTTTAATATTCTCTATAAACATTTGCTTTTACTATAAATATCAATAATGTCCAGATAATTTATTTTTTAATTCATTTATTGTTGTCTTTTCTATTTCGCCAGTATTTTTATTCTTAATTAATATTTCAGTATCTCCAGTTACACATTCATCCATCACAAGAAGAGATACTGCTTCAGAACGAGCTGAGTCGCTTGCTCCTGACACTGCCTTTATCTGAGAACCGTTTGTGAGTCGTAAACTTAGCCTGTTGTCTTCAGTAGCTCCTATCTTCAACCAAGCTGGAAGGTTATCGTATGCAAATCGTACCTTTGTGACCATATTCTTGGCCGTCTCTTGCTTTGTTGCTATGACCAGTACGTTCTTATCTTTGTGGAATACCATGAGCCAGAGCGCATAAGCAGACACCAACGTTGATATCCCCAGCTGTCTTGACTTGTTTATTATTACATTTTGGTCTCCTGAAAAGACCTTTAGCATGGATTCTTGGAATGGGTATAGATCAAAGAGCATCCTGCCTCTTTGAGGGTGTTGGATCATGTAATACTTCTTCATGAAATATACCGGGTCTGTGGCGCATTTCACAAATTCTTCTCGTATCTTATCTTTGATAGTGGATTGCCTCGTAATCGGTTCGGGCATAAAACTTTTGTTTATAAATATATCGGATTTGACTGAGTATATTTATAAGTCTCCTGCATCAATATAATCTTCAATGTTGATTTTAAAAAGTCTATCTTTGCAGTTTAAGTAGTTTCTTCAGGAGTCTCTGGTTTTTCCTTTGGTTTTTCTTCTTTTTTTGTTGGAAGCTCTTCTGACCTTGGTCCTTCTTCGCTCTCTGGACCTTCAGACTTTGATTTTGCTCCATATCTCTGTATCCTATTGATCGCCATAGTAGCCCTTTGGATGTCTCCTATGTTCATCAGATAGTAGCGCTTGCCTTGCACACCTGCTTCGTACGCTTTTCCCATGAACGTCATAAAGAAGTACTGATTGTTTTTTAGCAGTATCTTGAAGGTGGTCGGCTTTCCAGATATTATGAATATTCCATCCAAGTATTCTTCAAAGTTATCTCCCATCAAAGTTATTAGGTTCTTGTTGAGCCTTTTATACTTTCTCAGGATGTAGCCCATAGGATCTGCATCAAACTCTGGATTTGTGTGATCTTCATGTACTTCTTTGAGTATGTCTATCAGTTTTATCATTATTTTTCTATTTGTCTTAATGCCACTATAAGATCGAGTATTTTATCAGAAATATAATCTTCATAATCTGAACTTACTTCTTTTCCCCTAAGATAATAATCTTTCGTATAATCATCTATCTCAATATCATAAAAATCTTTTAGATCATCTATGATATCTTTATCTAACTTTTTAGATATTCTTAATTTTACTATAATATCATCTAAAGATCTTATAAGATTATCTATATCTTTATTACTTTCTAAAAGTTTATTTGACATACCCTCTATCTTTTAGTTTTGATATGATATTGTCTACCTTATTTGATATCTTTTTATAGTGAGATTTCATTATAGATTCATCAAAAGATTCATCTACTCTAGATATTGGTTCTATACTATACCCAAAATAATTTTCTTTATCCTCTGGATTATAATATCGAGTTCTAGTTGTAAAAATATAATCATCAACTCTAGGATCATAGTCTTCTACTCCACGTTCCTCCCATTCATTTGATTCAACCCAACTTTCTGCTTCGTCTTTTGAATCAAAAATTCTGCTTGTAGGGAATTCTTCATCTCCATAATCTGTAAATACTACTCTGTATTTTATTATACTCTCTTTGGGTATGTCTATGAGTTTTATCATTGTAATTATGTTTAAGCAACTTCTGATGCATATTCTGCTACGCTATGCATGTAATCACTAGCAAGAGTTATATATGCTGCAACCCATCCAGGAAGCTCTGTTCCTGGTTCTACCATGCTGTAAAGCTTTGATGCGTTAGATATCAGATCTTTAAGTTCAGCTCTTGCCATAGTGGCTTGGTGTCCAGAATCAGGTTTCCCCCAAACATCTCCACACTGGGCGCATTTTCCATTTACCATTTCCTCTCCACAGTCTGTGCAAACCTCTTCTGCTATTGGGTGTGTTGATTTTATTGCATTCATATCCTGATTGTCAAATGATGGCTGCTTAAAATATCTTCTTTTTTCATTTCCGTAGTATATCTCTGGAGTCTCTGCTGGATTTGGGGTAAACTCCTTTAAATTCCTCATCTTTGGAATAAAATGATCTTTTATCCAGTCCTGAGTCTTTTGGCTAAGCTGTTTTCTTGGAAAGTCTCTCTTAAACAGATTTTGAAGATGTAATCCTCGCTTTTTTAACTCTTTTTCTACGTAATCAGGAACATCTACTTCCATTTTTTTAGGATTTAGTGCTTCTGCTAAAAGTTTTGTTATGAGGCTCTTTTTTGTCATATCTGCTGTTTTATATAGTATAAATATCACTTAGGTTCGAACCAATCACTACACCATTTTCTAGGATCTTTTATGTCCATCACAGCGTTTCCGTTCCATGCCTCGTAGTATTGGTTTCCACAGATGTGTTGGTCATTCTCGTAGCTGTAGTACTTGCATACTGCGCAGCTAAAGCCATCAGGACTGTACATGAAAGGTTCATGGTTTGTTGGGAGAGTTATGTCCCCTTTGATCTCTTCTTTAAGTAAGTCTGTAAGCTTTATCATATTTTTAGTTTTTTCTTCCCCACTGTATGCCTTCTTTTCCGCTTTGCAACCACATCTTTACGTAGTTCTTTTGTCTTTCTGTGGCTTTGTATCCTTGCTTTTTTATAGAGTTCATGATCCCATCTAGGTAATCATCTTGCTTGCTCCTCTTTGCTATGTTGTTCACTCTGTTCCACTCTTGCTCTCCAAACGGCTGTAAATTCTTCCAATCTTCTTTTAGAAAGTCTGATAGCTTTATCGTCTTGCTCTCTTTAATGCTAGCAAGAGCTTTTAATTCTTTGTTTGCGTCGTCTATTTTATAGAGGTATTTTTTTATCTTTGTAGAAAAGAAACTTACTATCTTATTGAGGTACAATTTGACTTTATCTGCAGTTGATGCTTCAGATAGTTTTCCTATGGTAAATCTAGTGGATACTTTTCTTACAGTAGACTCTTCTTCTTCTAGCTTCTTACAAACTGCTTTTGTAGCTTCATTCAGCTTGGTTAGCGCATATTCATATGCTTTTTTATATTTGTGAACTTGAGACTCATATGCCGGTTGCTTAATAGTTATTATGTAATACTCTGAAACCGCTGTTTTTTCTTCAAGCTGCTTCATTGTTTCAAACATCGGAGCTAGATCTTTTGCAAATTCACCATATTTTTTTTCCATAACTTTCATTCTGTCAGACAGCTCATCTATCTCATTTTGTAGATGGTAGAATTTTTCTAGTTGTGCAACTATTGCTGGATCCTGGATCTCAATTTCTTTAAGGTAGTTTTTTTTCATCTCTTTTCTTTTTTAGGACGTAATAAGATATATAAACCAAAGAACAATCCCGCTATACAGTACAAAACGAAGTTTGCTCTCCATAAACTTCCTGTCTTTAGAAATAGCCAATATTGAACTGCATCGAACCCAAACGGGTTGAAGAACATCGCTGCCATCAGACAGATCGTTGCCAAGTTTTGTTTTAGTGTTTTGTTCCAAGTATTCATGTCTACTATCGGGGTCCATATTACGGGGTTAACGTTAACAATACAAGATCAATTCATAGAGAACTTGAATCCTGTTAATTTTTCAACATCTGCGATTTGTACCTTCCAGTGGTCTATCCCTTTAGGTTTATCTGTCGTGTTATCAAATATGTAAGCTTCATACGCCTTTGTCTTTTTTACATAGATCACCTTCCAACATTTAGTAGGCACGGTAGTAGTTCCTATCTTTTTTGCAGATCCAATAGAACCACACCAAACGTAGACTGAATCTTGGTTGTCTACTATAAGCCTTGTTTTCGTTTCCAATGACTTCCAATCTCCAGCATTCAGAGAGTGGTATTGAGCCGCCATGTTTGAGAAATAAAAACACTCTGCTTGTTGTTTTGCGCCAAAGCAAAGGTTGTCTGCTGCTGGACACATATGGCCACGGTCTGTGCCTGAACCAACATAGTCCTTTGCCAAATTCGTTTCTGAAGGAAGAAGAGGATCTGGAGCAAATTGGTCTTTCCTTGCCAGGGGACTTTTGCAACCAACTCTCGCTTTTGTGTCCCACCATTGAACCAAAACTGGGTAATGAAAGGACTTACTGTACGTGGTCTTGTATGCCTCGTGTACTAAAGTTACTGTGTCTTGTGCTGAGCTGGTTAGTATGCAAAACAGTATTGCTGCAACCGTAGCGATTATATTTTTCATGTTTTTATTTTAAAAGTGAATAATACTCATTGAAGTGTTTGATTCTATCGTCATTTCCTATAGTCCCACCGTTCACTCTCTTTGTGATCTTGGTGACTGTATCAACTGTTGCGCCTTCGTCTGCTATCTTGTGAAGACCGTTTTTGTGGAAGAACCACGCTGCAGAAGCCAAAGGGTATTTAGTTGCTACCAGATCAGGACTAGCCACACAATCTTCGTTTATTGCTTTTGAAAACGCAGCGTAGTTGTCTTTTCCTGTCAGTTGAATACAGCCGCGACCACGGAATTTGTATCCTTCTCCAGATGATTCAGGACCGTTGCCCATGCGGCCTCCATAGACTAAATTAGCTATCTTTTCGGGTTTTCTTTCATACTCCAAAGCTTTTGCGTCTGTTGGGAAATACTTGCCGAATATGCTACGAAGTCCTTTTGCTCCGTAATTCAGATTCTCGTTTAACACTTTGAAACCACCTGATTCGTGTCCTGCTTGAGCAAGGAAATGCGCTAAACGCAGCGGGGTGTTCAATTCAAACTTTGCCATCGTATCTGGCAGTTGAGCGATGATGTTGTCTGGAACGTGTCCTTTTAAACTCTCTAGATTCATACTTTATTTTTGTTTTTATTTTTTAAAATAGTAGGCGTGTATCATGTCTGCCGTCATTCCAAGCACTGCTGCTACAAGACCGCCTTCTATGAATGCCCTTGTGGTTTTGTACCTGGTAGCTTTCTCTTCATATTCAAGCTTGTACTTATAGTCCTCAAGTTTCATCTCTGTCGTGGTCTTGTATAGTTCAAACTTACCTTGTACATCTGTCTTTGACATATCTACCCTCAGTCTTTCAAAGTCTAACCGGTAGTTCATAGCCTTGATGGTATCATTCAGACTAGCAACATTCTGGGTCAGCTTGTAGTTCTTATCGGCTATCAAGTTCAGTTCACCTTCAAGATCTCTGTTCTTTATCCATACAGCATGACTATAATCACTCAAGAAAAGATTGGCAGCATTTAAAGTATCTACCAACCTATGGAAACTCTTCATGCTATCTTTGAACATCGTAAACCTTCTGTTCATGTCCTTTCCTTGCTGTACTGTCATCACTACTACTGTATCATCATCCAGGATCCTAGTCATGGGGTATTGCGCCTGTGATTTAGGAGTCGGAAGC